TTAAAGATTATGAGTTTATGTTCAACAGGGTGCTGCTCAACAGGTGCATCCACTCCACCAGTTTCTTATGATTCATGCGCGGAGGAAACAAGAGAAAGCACGATTCAGCAGTTTATTCTGTTTAAATGTGATGCGGAATTTACAGACATTTCAGATAATGCCGAATGGCAAACAAAAATCACAGCTGGGGACATTTCTTTGTCACCGATTGGAAATTTGGTTGTAGGTGCACCAACTGAGTCAGTACACACAGTAAGTTACAAAAAGAAAAAAGTAGTCGGCAGTGAAACGACTATCGAATTTAAGACTATTTTTACGGCTGACGATGGTAGTGACTTTACGTACTTCGACACGTTAAATAAAAATAGTTCAGGAATGAGATTAGCATGGAAGGATGCAAGCGGTTTTTGGTATTTCAATAACGCAGTAACAACAGCAATCAAGGCATCAAGTTATGACCTAACGGCAGCAACGGGAATCGGAGAAAGTCCAGGTATGAGTTTTTCAGTTACTCAAACACCACACACAGTTGACGCAACTGGTTCGGCGGAATGGACTATGACCTTTGCAATTACTGAAGAAGGTGTTAGACAAGGGGTTTTATTGCCTGGTGTTAGTGTTGGATGTTAAAATATAAGTTATTAAATGGGAGTAATTGAATTTATAAATAATAATCCTACCTTTTTTGATGGCGTACTTGGTTCGACTGAGTACGCCTCAATCTCGTATGAGCAAATAATCACACATACGCGAAGGGTAGATTCTGATTTAATTGACAGACAACGACCGAATGAGTCGCAAGATGTAAAAGAATATCGCCAACAAAATGTTAGGCGGTTTTCAAATGATATTTTGACAAAGTTGTTTAGTTATATTGGAAAAAGTTTAGAAGAGTCTAGTATCCATATACAGGACTCATCTAAAGTATTGAAAGATTGGAACGACAACAAACCGTTTACCTTAATGGGGGCGCAAGTTGACGTTTTTGATTATTATTATAGATACATTATTAAAAGAGGGATGGAACGCGCAAACGATGCCGTTTTGTCGTTCCCTTTTAACTCAGAGGATGCAAGTTTGCCGCCTGCTCAGTTGAGTGCTAATAGAGTTGTCGGTATTAAGCCAATTGTTGTACCTTTTGAAAGTTTTAAGCATATTCCAACAGCAGAATATAACGTTTTTGCGTGGATTGGTGGCTCTATGACTATGAAAAAAGGCGGTGTTTTAGATTGGTATTTTTTAGTTGATGAACAATACTATTATACTTATGTCCCTACCAATACTTTTGTTGATAAACAGCGAGTTTATGAGTTGGAAGTTTGGTATTTTCACGATACGGGTACAACAAAAGACGGGATAAACACCAATGTTTTGCCTGTTGTTTTTATGGCTGGCGAACTAACTTCTACGCCTGACGGTGATGAACAATACAATGAAAGTTTTATACGTGGTGCGTGTGAATATTTTGATGAATTTGCGGTAAGGTTTTCGGATAATCAAGTAGTAAATACTAGGTTTTCGCATCCCGTAAAAATTGTAAATGGTGATATAGGTTGTAAAACTTGTAAAGCAAAAGGGCAGATTGCAAAAGAGGAAATGATTGACGGTGTTAAACAGTTGACATATTCAACTTGTAATAGTTGCAACGGTTCAGGGCGTTCCAATGACTCACCAGCTGGAACGGTCTACGCTGAAAATAAAGGCATTGAGGGAACGAATAACCGACCATTAATAGAGTACTTAGCGGCTGATTCCAACTTATTGAAACTAAACAAGGAAGATACTTTTTCATTCCTTAAAATGGGTGCAAATGCGCTCGGTGTTGACTTGTTAATCAATACAAGTGAAAGCGGTGAAGCTATGAAAATGAGAATGCGACCAACCGCCTTTTTTATGGAAAATATAACAAAAGGTTTTCTTGGTCAAGTTATGCAAAGCCAATTGTTTTTCACTGAATGCCTTTTGCAAAGCAATCGAGGATTAAGACAAGTCCCTCATATTACATTGCCAAAAAGCTATGAACTTGAAACAATAGAGGACAAACTTGAGAAAGTAAATACTACTTTCTCAGCTGACAAATACAACGCAATGACTGAGGTGATTGAAAGCAAGTACAAAGGCAATACAAGGAAAATAAAAATAGAAAATTTAAAACTAGCTTATTCCCCTTTGTGGATTTTGTCAAAAGAGGAAATAACAGAACGGATGGCATTAGGAATCTACAACAGAAACGACATAATAAAAAGAGATTATAGTAGTATAGCTTTCAATAATATACTGAAAGAGACTACTATTGATGTTTTAGATTTAAGCAAAGAACAAATATATAACTATGTCGATAGTTTTATTCAACCTTATTTGATTGAAAATGTAGTTTTGTTTGATGGCTCTAATAGTGATGATGTTAGTTGATGATTGTAAACAAAAAAACAAATATTAGGAACTATTGAATAGTATGGCATTAAAAGACGATATTAACAAAAAGGATAGGATTATAGGTAAGGCTGAAAAAAGGCTCTTAGACGGCATTAAATCAAGCGAGAAAGCTATATTTAACAAGATACTTGATATACTAAGAAAGTTATCACAGAAAGAAGGAAGGTTACAAAAGGAAACGATAAATAATAAATTTTTAAACAGCATTACAAAAAAAGTTCTTGGTGTTATTAGAAAATCAACTCTACAAAAAAAGATTGATGAATTTTTACCTAACTTTGAAAAGATTGATGAACTAAATAACGAAATATACAAAGGTATAACTGGTGCTGAGTTCACGAAAAAGATAAGGAATGAAATAAGTGTTTATAGACGAATTTCAATAGAAAATATTATTGATAACTTATTGGGCGAACAAGCATTAAAAGCGAACTATATAACACCGATTAGAGATATATTATTTAAGGGTGTTGCTTTGAAATCAAAGGTTAAGGATATTGAAAAAGAATTAAGCGTATTTGTAAAAGGAACGGAAAAAAGGGATGGTAGATTTTTACGCTATGTGAAACAAGTTGCAATGGATTCTATTAATCAGCATGATGGAGCAACAAACGACATAGTAAGGGACGCGTACCAATTAGACGGGTTTATATATGCTGGCAGTCTTATTTCTACGTCACGTGGAAACTGTGAACACTTAACGGGGAAAACGTCTTTATTTGAGGATTTAGAGGTTAAAAAGGGAATGTACAGGGTGGAAGACATACCGAAAATAATTAGAAGGTTAGACAAGGGAAAAAATAGCGGTTGGAATAAAAACACAACGCCCGAAACATTTGCACAATATAGGGGGGGATATTCTTGTAGGCATCAAGTTATTTACATTCCTTTACCAAAACAAGATTAAATAATTAAGTAAAAATATAATATGGAAATTTTTGACAGTTTAACAAGAAAAATCAGAGTTGTGTATCCAGCAAAAGCAAAGGCATGGATACAACACAACGGAATTAAAGTAGACCAAGAGGGCAATATAATTGGAGGACGTTATATTGAGGTTGAAAAATTAAGTAAAGAATCTTTGATAGCTGACGGGCTAGGTATTATCCAAGTTGAGGACGAAACAACGGGAAAAACTTATGAAAGAGATTTAACAGAAAAAAAAGTTGTTGAAAAAAAAGAAGTTAAAAAGGCAACTAGAAAACCAAGAGCAAAAAAGACTAAGTAATTTTTTTTATATAATCAAGTAAATTAATAAAATGAACGAGGAAAAGTTAAAACAGATGTTGGCTGGTTTAGGTGCTGACGATAACGCAATTATTAATGCAATTGCAATCTTAAAAGATGGTGACGTTAACGAATTACCATTTCAAAACTTAGGCGATTTTACAGAAGCGGTCAACAAGTCAAAAGAGGAATTATTTGTTTCTAAAAATAGGGACAACATAATTAAACAGCATGAGGATGCAACGGGTAAAACTAGGTGGATGAGTTACGAAAAACCCCTAATTAATGCCGTTAAACGTGCCGGAGGTTTTGAACGTGAGGAGCTAGACGGATTAACAGCAAAAGAGGCTATTGCATTGTTAGCACAGCGAAAGGATGCGCAATTGATTAAACACACCGATACTGCTAGTCAAGAATACATTACAAAGATTAATGAACTACAAACGGGTGTACAAGATTTTAAAACAACTATTGAAAAACTGGAACTTGAAAAAGTTGAGATTGAAAAACTAGCTAATCAAAAAGCTAATGAAACTATCTACGCATTTCACGCTGAAAAAGTTTTAAATTCTCGTATCTATTCTGATTCAATAAATTTTGACATACCCGAAAAAAGGGGGTTATATGCTCAGTTGATTGCACCTCGTATATTGGACAATTATAGAGTTAATCAAGATGGCACTATATTAGCAAAAGACGGTACAAAGGCTTTGAGTTTTGACCGTAACGGGTTTTATTCTACGGTTGATGAAGCTATCAAGGATTTAGCTAAGGAAATGAATATTTTAAAGGTGTCTAATGGCGGCACACAGCCAAACGTAGCACAAACTAGTATTGTATCCACAAACGGTAAGAAAGTCGACTCAACAGGCTTAAATTTCCTTACAAAGCATTTAAGCGGAAAATAGTTGGTTAAAAATTTGGATTTCTCAAAAAAAAAGCGTATATTTGTAACAGATAAGGGGGATACCTCTTATTTGTTACTTTTTACAAGGTTTTTACGTTACCTACCAAAAAACGTCCTACAAATTGGGTTTGCGACCTATCAATACGCTAATAAATAAGACTTTTATTGCAACCGCTATTTGGTGTGGTTGTTATCATTTTTTTTTCATATAAAATTATATTATTATGGCAACTGGAACACCAGTAACAAGTGACATTCTATGTCAAAAAACAGAAGCGCAACTTGCGATTATGGAAACGGATTTAAACCCAGATTCCAATAGAGATTTTACTTTTAATGCTGTTAGAGCGATTCAAGACTCACAGCGTGATACATTGACAGTAGACCCAGGAATGGCGAAACCAGGCAGTAATGCAGCACGTCATATGTATTTGAAATTTTTAACACCTGACACAACGGTAGGAGATGCAACGACAGTTCCAGATTTCACGTGTACAGATGAAACGGACACACCTTTAGATTATAATACTGTGCCGATTACAATTGATGACGCAATTGGTGACACTTTCACAATTGACGCTAATTTGTACGATGCAACTTGTGAAGACCCAATGAGGGAGTTACAAGAAAAAATCAAACGGTCAGTAAGAAAAGGACTAGCACAATACCAGAAAAAATTGGTTACAAAAATGCACACCAATGTAGGTGCTTTTGCGGATGGTACAACAGCGACAAAAGACTTATTGTTGTTTACAAGTGGACAAGCTAAACCGCAACCAATGGGATGGCATTCTTTGATTAACGAGTATTCTAAACAATCACCTATCAGCGGTGAAACACCTTATGTTATCAGTGGTGCTGAGAAACTACAAGCATATCAGTACGCATCAAGTGTATTCAGTGGAAATGTTGACGGTTACGACCCGAATAAAGCTACATCCACTGGAGCAAATATTTATTTTGATAGAGCGGTTCAACCAGTATTAGAAGGGATTGACGCGTTGTTGACAAGTGGAGTTGTGGCATTTATGCCAGGTTCGGTTACTATTGCGGAATTTTTCAAGTTTGAAAACCCAATCTATGCGGTTAACCCAAATGGACGTTCAGTTTATGCACCAGTTCAATCTAGCGGAACAATTACACGTCAAAAAGTTGATGTAGGAACGCCAACTTTAGGTATTCCGTTTGTTGTAGATATGCAAATTGAGTATAGAGAATGTGATAATAAAGTAGTTTACAAGTGGAGAAAAGATTTTGACCTTTGCCATTTACCACAAACAGCTTTTGCATCTACTTTCAACTATACTACTTTGTGGAATATTGGTTGTGGAGATGTTGACTGTTCTATTTTAGGATAGTATTTAACAAGTTTTTTAATAGTTTCCTTGATTATAACGGGGGGGTGGGTGTAAATTCATCCCCCTTTTTAAAAAATATATATATGGCACATTTACCATTAGACCTTAGTAGTTTTTCCGCTGTTTTTACAAATTGCACCCTTGTAATATATGATGAAAACGGAAACCAAGACTACCTTTTTAACTTAGACTCAACAGCGGTAACAGAGTTAAGTAGCGGACGTGTACAAATACACGATGATGAAGGCAGCCACGTTAGTTTATACCCTTCTCAAATGGTTGACTTAGGTTTGACCGTTGCGGATTTAACTGTTAATGTTGCAGAATGTCAGGGCGGTGTTACTGGTTTAGCTGGGCAAAGTGGTTACTCACATACGGGAGCTTTTGAGGGCAAACCGTTGTCTAATAACTACGTTTGGCAAGCTGGAACGGGTATTAATTACACTCAGGCAGATGTTGACAATGAAATTTTTAAAGTATTTAGTTTATCTCCAACGGTTCACGCTGCGGTAGATAATCCATATTGGACAACACCAACACCAACGGGCGAAACGGGAATAGGACTTTTTCAAGGTGCAAATTTACCAAATGGTGTTACAACTTTGTTAGATTATTCATATGATTATGATACAAACTATCCTTTGTCAGAGGGAACAGGTTTTGAAGGTTCAACAGGTAGAATAAAACTAAATGACCTCGAGTATGGTGACCAATTGAGAGTACGTTTTGATTTTAATGTAATTCCACAAATTGCCAACACAACAGTAGAACCCGCATTGTGGTACTCTAATAGAGATGATAACGATGATATTACTTTTACTTTTCCTTTAACATCTCAACCGATTTTTTACGGTGGTGGTACTGTGGGCAATACGTTTCTTAATAGGATTGAAATATCGGCTTGGATAACTTCTAACGAAGATATTAACGCATTGACTTTGCCTGCAATTAAATCAGATAACCCAGTAATTATTCAACCGTTAGGACTTTTAATAACTATAATAAGATAAAAACATGATTAGAATAGTAAGAAACGAACAAGGTAATTGTATTAACTTTTACGGCTCAAGTAACCCAACCTATTGGAATGCTTGTTTGTCGGGTGAAGTTGATTCATCGGACAACACATTAGTAAATATAAAAAACGATATTAAAACAGCGGAAAGCGGAACTACTCAATATGAATTTTTCCGCATACCTTTTACAGAATTTAAAGACGAAGATAATAATATTTTCGCCAATGCTCAAGAGGTTGCCGACTATATAACATTAAAAGGAAATGTTACAGTAGGCAGAGGGGTTGACTATCAAGGTATTTGGAATCCTGACACCAACACGCCCGACATTACTACGGATGTAACAGGTTTTGTTAATGGTGATTTTTACAATATTATTACAACAGGAACTCACGATTTAGGGCAGGGATTGGAAAGTTTTAAAAATGGTGATGAGGTTATATTTGACGGAACAGAATGGCAATTAAAACCCTACGCTGGTGCTCTTATTGAGTATGATAGCACGTCAATACTATTGAATAATAACGCGTCCGTATATGCTGACGGGGCGGCAGGTTTAGAAGAACCAAACGGGGCTGAGGATGGTTGGTATTTTAAAAATGATG